TGAAGTGGTTTACTGAATTTGGCCACCTGAACAGAGGTGATATGCTCACCTCAGAACAACACAGGTGTCATAATGAAAAAAAGAAATTTCAGCGCAGAGTTTAAACGCGAATCCGCTCAACTGGTCGTTGACCAGAACTACACCGTGGCAGATGCAGCCAGCGCTATGGATGTCGGCCTTTCCACAATGACGCGATGGGTGAAACAATTACGTGATGAACGGCAGGGCAAAACACCAAAAGCCTCCCCCATTACCCCGGAACAAATTGAAATCCGTGAGCTCAGGAAAAAGCTACAACGTATTGAAATGGAAAATGAAATATTAAAAAAGGCTACCGCGCTCTTGATGTCAGACTCCCTGAACAGTTCTCGATAATCGGGAAACTCAGGGCGCGTTATCCTGTGGCCACTCTCTGCCATGTGTTCGGGGTTCATCGCAGCAGCTACAAATACTGGAAAAACCGTCCTGAAAAGCCAGACGGCAGACGGGCTGTATTACGCAGTCAGGTACTTGAACTGCATGGCATCAGCCACGGCTCTGCCGGAGCAAGAAGCATCGCCACAATGGCAACCCAGAGAGGTTACCAGATGGGGCGCTGGCTTGCTGGCAGACTCATGAAAGAGCTGGGGCTGGTCAGTTGCCAGCAGCCGACTCACCGGTATAAGCGTGGCGGTCATGAGCACGTTGCTATCCCGAATCATCTTGAGCGACAGTTCGCCGTAACGGAACCAAATCAGGTGTGGTGCGGTGATGTGACCTATATCTGGACGGGTAAGCGCTGGGCGTACCTCGCCGTTGTTCTCGACCTGTTCGCAAGAAAACCAGTGGGCTGGGCCATGTCGTTCTCGCCGGACAGCAGGCTCACCATGAAAGCACTGGAAATGGCATGGGAAACCCGTGGTAAGCCCGTCGGGGTGATGTTCCACAGCGATCAAGGCAGCCATTATACGAGCAGGCAGTTCCGGCAGTTACTGTGGCGATACCGGATCAGGCAGAGTATGAGTCGGCGTGGAAACTGCTGGGATAACAGCCCAATGGAGCGCTTCTTCAGGAGTCTGAAGAACGAATGGGTGCCGGCGACGGGCTATGTAAGCTTCAGCGATGCAGCTCACGCAATAACGGACTATATCGTTGGATATTACAGCGCACTAAGACCGCACGAATATAATGGTGGGTTACCGCCAAACGAATCAGAAAACCGATACTGGAAAAACTCTAACGCGGTGGCCAGTTTTTGTTGACCACTTCATAGGGATATGAAGAAGATTTTCGTAGCAATAGCAATGATATGTTCCATGGTGAGCACTTCAAGTTTTGCTAGCGAGGTTCGTGCAGCCCAAAGTGCAATAAAAAATCAGATGAAAGATCCCGATAGTACAAAATTTAAGAGTGTCAGAGAGATTACAAACTCTCAAGGCGGGAGATTTGTTTGCGGAGAGGTTAATTCAAAAAACTCCTACGGCGGTTATGTGGGGTTTAAGACTTTTGCCTACCAGGAGGGGAGAACAGTGATTGATGGTTCGTTCTCCACTCCTGATGATTATGAATTCCTCGCTTTATCAGGATGTGCTGGACCTGACATTGAAAAGGTAGCGCTTGCAAACAAGCAGGCAAAGATAGGGTGCCAGATCTCATGGGAACAAATTACAGATGTCGTTCTCTTTAATAAATCCGCTGAGGCATCTGCTGATAACGCTATCGCTAAGATAAAGTTAAAAAATCCCAACCTGGATCCGAGTGTTGCAGTAAATATGAAATCTCAATTCATAACTTCAGTAAATGCTATGAAGGCAGATAGCTCATTTGTGGAAAGTGTTAAAAACAATACAAATGCAACTCGAACAATATTTATGAAAGAGTGCATAAATAACACGTCAAAAGCGATTTCTGGAATGTAAAGAATCTATGAATGCAAACCTCGCTCCGGCGAGGTTTTTTATTGCCCGGAGAAAATGAAATGGCCGAGAATGTAGGCGATATTGAATATGTAATTAAGGCTGATACGGCTCAGTTGCTACGCGCTGACAAGCAGGTGCGGAACGTAACTGACGGCATGGAAGGCGGGTTCAACCGCGCCGACAAGGCAGCTTCATCACTAACATCATCCTTCGGTAGTCTTAGCCGGGTTGCCACTTCTCTTATGGCCATTTTGTCTGTGCAGCAGGTGGCGCAATACGCTGACGCATGGACGACTCTCAACAACAAACTGGCAAACGCCATCAGGCCAAGTGAGCAACTGGTTGACGTTACTGAGCGAGTATTCAACATCACACAGCAAACTCGCGGCAGCCTCGACGCTACAGCTTCTTTGTATGCACGGCTGGAGCGAGCAACCAGGGAATATGGAACCAGCGCTGATGATCTGGCTAAGCTAACTACCATCATCAACCAGGGGTTTGTTGTCTCCGGTGCGACCGCTCAGGAAGCAGAAAACGCTATTATCCAGTTGTCTCAAGGGCTGGCATCAGGTGCGCTGCGCGGTGAAGAATTCAACTCTGTGAATGAGCAGGGGAACCGCCTGATAGTTGCGCTTGCTGACTCTATGGGGGTTGGCATTGGACAGATGCGCCAGATGGCCGCCGCCGGGAAGTTGACTACTGATGTTGTGGTTAAGGGGTTGCTTTCACAGGGCGTGACGATCGGCAATGAATTCGCCAATACCACCACAACTATCAGCCAGGCTTTGCAGGTAGCCGGTAACAATATCACCAAATTTTTCGGTGAGAACTCCACGGTGAAAACCGGTACGGCGATTTTCAATGACGCCGTGATCAGCGTAAGTGAGAACATCGGTGCTCTTAGTGCCATCCTGACCGCTACCGCTGCTGTAATGGGTAGCCGCTACGTTGGAGCCTTAACCCTTGCCACCCAGGCTAAGCTGTCTGGTGTGGCTGCAACTATTAAGCAGCAAACGGCAGAATACAATGCAGCAAAAGCAGCAATTGCCAGTGCTGAAGCGGAGATCAGAAATTCCCAAGCAATAATCGCTTCAGAGCAAGCAAAAGCCCGGCAACTTGCCACTCAGGCGGCAATCAATAAACAATATGGATTGGCAGTCTCCTATCAAACTGAATATGCAGCGATTCAGAAAAATATTGTTGCAGCGGATAGTGCAGCAACCGCGGCGAAAGAAAGGCTGGCTGCAGCCACTCAGCAGGCATCATTAGCGAACAGAACATATGCGGCATCAGCTACTCTTGCCAAAAACGCCCTTGCGCTTATTGGCGGGCCTGCAGGAGCGGCAATGCTTGCAGCGGCAGCTGTATATTACTTCTATCAGAAAGCTCAGCAAGCCAAGCAGGAAAGCATCGATTTTGCTGATTCTCTTGATGGGTTGACAGCAAAAATGAAGGAGATGAGCTCTGTCCAGATAGCCGCGGCCATCGCTAAAACCGAACAATCGATTCTCGACCAGCAGGATGCAATTGCTAGTTTAAGGGCTGAATATGATCAGCTTGAACAGAAAAAAACCTTTATTGAACAAGCTGCGCAGATTAGAGGGGCGGCAGCGGTAGCTGATGATCTGGCAGATGTTAATCGTAACTTGGCCGTACAAGCCGATAAGGTAGAACAGGCTGAGAATAAATTAAGCAAGACAACCAGTTCTCTTGGCTTGCTTAGGGCTCAGGCTAACGGTCAATTCCGTGAAGGTATTGATCTGCTGCGCAGGGATGGCGAGGAAGCTGGTATCACCGCCGGAATGATGGGCAAGCTTGGCGACATGATTAACTTTGCCGCAAAAGCGAAGGAGAAATTCAACTCTAGCAGTTTGATAGTTATGCGCAGCGAGGACGGAGACAAGCTCCTGTCCAGCCTTGAAAAGCAAAACGCTCTGCTTTCAGTAACCGATAAAAGAGAGAGGGCCGTAGCTGAGGCAAGGCAGGCGGCGCTTGATGCCGGAGTGGATGCGTATTCTAATCAGATGCGTCAGATTGAAGAAGCAGCAGCAAAACGATATGACCTTCAGAAGGCTGATTCAGCAGTAACAAAGTCCACAAAAGAGGGAGCTAAGGCTGTTGATGATGCTGCGCAATCCCTTTCTCGCCAGCAAGCCGCACTCGAACGTCTGAACACCGGGTACGCTGATGGTTCAGTAGAATTGGAGAAATACGATGCTGTCGTTGCGCTTGGTAATAAAGCATCAGCAGAGCAGATTGTCAAAGCGGAACAGCAAGCGGAGTCCATCTGGAAAATACAACAGGCAACCAAAGCAGCGGCAGAAGAGGAAAGGAAGCGCACGCAGGCCGGACAAAACTTTACCGGGTTGCAAGGGCAGGTATCACCAGTTTCCGCAGTAGATAACACCTACGCGCAGCAAATGGCGCAGCTTGATGAGTATGTGCAACTTTACCCACAAAGGATTGCAGAGGCCGAGGCTGTACGCGCAGGGATTGAAGATCAGTATCACCAGAAACGCATGGCCGCAATGTGGGAGGAATGGCAGCAGCAGAGCGAGATCAACAATATGCTTGGCGCTGCGATCGACTCCTTACAGGGGGGCGCTACCAGCGCGATAACTGGTCTTATCAATGGCACCCAAAGCCTGCAAGAATCTTTCGCTAACATTGGAACAACAATCCTCAACAGCGTTGTTGGTAGTCTGGTGCAGATGGGGATCGAGTGGGTTAAGAGTCAGTTGATGGGGCAGGCTGCTGCCGCGGCATCGCTGGCATCGACAATGGCTCAAGCGACTGCCGCTGCTTCAGCATGGGCCCCTGCTGCAATAAGTGCTTCTATAGCAACAATGGGGAGTGCTGCTGCTGTTGGTCAGACGGCCTATGCTGGCTCACTCCTGGCGGCCAAAGGAATGGCGGTTGCTGGTGCTCGCTACAACGGTGGGCCAGTCGATGCCGGTTCTATGTATCGCGTTGGTGAGAAGGGTAAGCCAGAGATATTTCAGACCAGCAACGGTAGCCAGTACATGATACCGGGTGACAATGGTCGGGTGATTAGCAATCGGGATATGCAGGGAAGTGGCAGTGGCGGCGGCAGTGTGGTTCAGCACATCACCTTTGAAATCAACACCACCGGCGGCATAGACGATGCGACCAAGGCGTGGATTGTTAAATCAATGAAGCAGGTAGCCCTGTTTCAGATCAATGACCAGGCCAACCGCCCAAATGGTATGATACAGCCACGTAGGAAATAAAATTAACCCTGGAGGCGTAACGTGGAGATTGAAGTAACGAATATCACGGCAGCAGACAACGAGATAGCTAAGGGAATTAATGCTACTGTTACCTTTATTGATTACGAGAATAATAGCGGTGAAATTGTTGTTTACGTAAAGCTGCCTTTAGAAAAGAAACTATCAATTTCGGATGTTGAGGAAAAGGCTCAGGAATTGGCGAAAAATAAATTGAGAGAGCTTGTGGCTGGCTTTTAAAAAGCCGTCCAGCATCGTAAACCCGCTCCGGCGGGTTTTTTATTGGGAGCAATTCATGCCAGAAACTTTCACATGGACACCGCAGAAAGCCTACTCCGTTGAGCGAACGCCGAACGTAGCCGTTATTAAACTCGGTGACGGTTACGAGCAGCGACAGGTGAAGGGTATCAACCCGTTAATGGATAAATACTCGCTCACCTTTCGCGGTGTCAGCGGCTCTTGCCGTGGCAATCCAGCGAAGGATGCCGAGGCTTTTCTCAAGGCTCGAATGGCAGTAGAGGCGTTCTACTGGACGCCATCCGATACGGGAGTGCAGGCGCTTTTTATCTGCCGCTCCTGGAATATGACAAAGACCGGGCCGCTGTTTGAACTAACGGCCACGTTTGAACAAGTGCCACGATAAGCCACCTCCGGGTGGCTTTTTTAATGGGAGTTTGCCGTGCGCGACATACCTGCAAATTTAATTATCGACAGTGTAGACGCCGGAGTTGGCGCATTCATCGATTTGTTCGAAGCTGACCTGCAACCCTTTGGTGGTGACCTTATCCGGTTCCATTCCGGCACAAATGGCTATTACGGTAACGTTATCTGGAAGGGTAATCAGTACCAGGCGTACCCGATAGCAGTGGAAGGATTCGAGTCAAAGAACGAAGGCACATATGCCCGCCCGTCAATGGCGGTGGCGAACGTTACGGGTTTACTGACGGGCATAAACCATGACTTCGACGACATGCTTGGGGTGGTGATCACCCGCCGTCAGGTTCCGGTGAAATACCTGGACGCGGTGAACTTCCCCAATGGCAACCCTGACGCAGATCCGACGCAGGAAGCGGTTTCCCGCTACGTTGTTGAGGAGATGACGGAAGAGACGTTCGAGCAGGTCACTTACACGCTGGCGACGCCGATTGACTGCGATAACGCCATCATCCCGGCACGCACAATCCTAGCAGATGTATGTCAGTGGCAATACCGGGGGCTTGGATGCGGCTATGACGGGCCGCCTGTTGCAGATGAGCGTGACAACCCAACCACTGATCCAGCGAAGGATAAATGCTCTCACCGTCGTACCGGTTGCCGTTTTCGCTACCCACGTCCTGAACCAATGCCAATAAGCAGTTTCCCCGGCTCTCAAAAGGTCTCCTGATGCAAGAGTTACTCGACTATGCGGCCTCGTCGCAGGATGAAGTGTGCGCGTTGATCCTGAATGATGAGCGAGTGTTTCGCTGTCTGAATGTGCATCCGGAGCCCTGGCATCACTTCCGTATAAGTGACGATGACTGGCTTGCAGCAGAGGATGAAGGAGAGGTTACAGCGGTTTTTCATTCGCACCCGCAAAGCCAGCCAGCGCTTTCTGGTGCTGACCGGCAGATGCAGGTAATGACGGGGCTGCCATGGTGGCTTGCATCTGGCGGGCAACTGAGGAAATACAGGCCTGTGCCACTCCTGCTGGGGCGCAGGTTCGACCACGGCATTATGGATTGCTACACGCTTTTCCGGGACGCATATCATCTTTGCGGCATCGACCTGCCGGACTTCGGGAGGACTAACGGATGGTGGTTGCGGGGAGAAAATCTCTATCTCGCCAATATGCAGGTCAATGGCTTCTATCAGGTATCCATGCAGGATGCACAACCAGGCGACGTCATTATCAGGCAGCCATTCCCCGGCGCCGACCCGTGCCACTCAATGATTCTCCTTCATGACAACCTGGTGCTTCACCATGACCATGCCGGACACCTCAGCAGACGAGAACAAATGCGACCGGCATACATCAAGCAGACGCATTCAATCTGGAGACACGAACAGTGCTCATCTTTAAATTTGCAGGCAATTTACGCCGATTTTACCGCCAGATATCCCTGAATGTTGATACTCCCGCGCAGGGTTTACGCCTTCTGCTGGCGCAGGATTTCGAATTCAAAAAAGCCTTTCTCAATACAAAGCTGCGGGTGCGGGTGGCGGGCGAGGATGTTGAGGAATCTGCGATGCAATGGCATCTGGACCGCCACCTTAAAGATGGCTCAGTGGTTCTGTTCGTGCCGGTGGTGGAGGGGGGCATTTCTGCTGCTGCGGCCGCATGGATTGCGGTGGCTGTCAGCGTGGCTTCGGTAGCTTACTCGGTCTACATGTCACGCAACATGAAAACCAAAACCTCCGCAGAAGCCGCTGAGACCAATACGCTCACAAACAACTCTTTTACCAGTGCTGAGAACCGGGTAGGCCAGGGCCGGGCGGTGCCACTCCTCCTTGGAGAAATGGAGGTCGGTTCGAACGTTATTTCTCTCGGTATCGACACAAGTAACAACCAGGACTGGACGGAATCTATTAGCTAAGGTGGCATTATGTCTTCAGGCGGCGGAAAAGCATCAACCCCAAAACTTCTCGACGATAACCTCAAATCAAAGCAATTTTACCGGGTGCTGGACCTCATCAGCGAAGGTCCTATCTACGGGCCAGTTGATCAGGAACATCTGTCATCGTTCAAACTCAATAAAACCCCCGTAACTGATGCAACAGGCAGTGTTAGCGTAAATGGTGTCAGTGTCGCCTGGCGTCCTGGCTCCGAGACGCAATCACCCATTAATGGCTTTTCTGCTATTGAAGCAACCACCATCGTAAACACCGATGTAACCCATGACACCCCTCTTGTTCGTACCATAACCGACCAGGATGTTACACGGGTGCGGTTCAACGTAGGCGTTACCGGCCTGGTTGAGCAGGACACTAAAGGAAACCAGAACAACACTTCCGTCACCATGGTGCTTGAGAGTAGAACAGGTGCTTCAGGATGGGTCATTGAAAAGACAGTTACTATCACCGGTAAAATATCAGGCCAATATCTCGAGGCTCATCTGATCGACGCTCCAGATATTAAGCCGTTTGATATTCGTGTACGCCGCATTACACCTGACAGCAGCAGCGATTTACTGTCCAACGGCACTATCTGGAATAGCTACAGTGAAATCACCGACGACAATCTGAGCTACCCATTTTCAGCCATCGCTGGCGCTGTTATCGACCGCGACCAGTACACTGACACGCCAAGCCGCACCTACCACCTTCGCGGACTGATTGTGCCTGTACCAGACAACTATGATCCGATAGCACGCACCTACTCCGGTTTATGGTTGGGTGGATTTAAGCAGGCATGGACTAACAACCCGGCATGGTTGTTCAGAGAGCTGGCGAAGAATACCCGCTTCGGACTGGCTAAACGTGCCGGATACATCGATGTGGATGACGGCGCACTGTATATTCTGTCTCAGTATTGCGATCAGCTTGTTGATGATGGGTACGGTGGCAAAGAGCCACGCATGACGCTTAACGCTTACATCACAGAGCAGGCCAGCGCGCGTGACATTCTGGACAAGATTGCCGGCATGTTCCGTGGCATAGCGCTGTGGGACGGGATGCGCCTCACCGTCATGCTGGACGCGCCTCAGGACGCGATCGCCACCATCACTAACGCTAACGTAGTTGACGGGGAATTCAAGCGCAGCTCGGTGAAGCGTTCAGAGAAATACAATGCGGTTGTAGTGTCCTGGACTGACCCCGACAACGGATGGGAGCAGGTGAAAGAGTACGTTTCCGACGATGAGATGATAGCCAAAGGGAACTACAACGAAACCACTCTGGAGGCGTTTGGCTGCACCTCTCGCGGACAGGCATGGCGGGCAGGTAAATGGCTGCTGGAAACAGCAAAGCGTGAAAGCAGCAGACTGTCTTTCCAGATGGCACGCGATGCTATCCACTTCACGCCGGGTGATATCGTTGAGGTCATGGATAATGACTACGCAGGAACTCGCCTCGGGGGGAGAATTGTTTCTCATTCCGGGAGGGTGATAACGGTTGACGCGGTTGATTCCTCGGTAGTAACGGACGGCTCCACTATGTCGATTATGGGGAGGGACGGAAAGTTCTCTCGCTATGAGATTGATGGCGTTAACGGAAACAACGTCACACTCAAAAACGAACCTGAATGGGTGAGGGCGGGAACTGTATTTGCCATTTCAACCGCAAGCGTTGCGATTCGCCTTTTCCGGATACTGAGCGTTGCCGAAACGGAAAACAACTCCGTATACAGCATAACGGCCTCATTGCACGACCCCAACAAACAGGCCATCGTTGACGAGGGTGCAGTGTTTGAAGTTCCCAGCGATACGCTGAACGGCTACCGCGTGCCTAACGTGGAAAACCTGCGAATCCTGAACACAAACACCGAGACCGTCCAGGTTACAGCAACGTGGGAGACGGCAACCACTACTAAAAAGCTGGTGTTTGAGCTGTACATCTACAGTGCTGATGGGAAGCTGGTATCTCAGTACGAAACTGACCAGTTCCGGTATGAGTTTTACGGCCTTGCTGCCGGTAGCTACACGCTCGGCGTTCGTGGGCGCAATGAAAACGGGATGAAAGGCGCCGAAACTCAGGTGAGTCTTATTATAGGCGCGCCAAAGGCTCCTAACTCCGTTCAGTGGATACC